GGTGAAAACGTTGGCGTTTGTATTGTCCAATTCAGCGATGTCAAGCGTAGAACCATCTACGAAGTCCCCGTCGTCATCCGTTGTTCCAGGTTCGATCTCTTTGTAGAAGTCATAGAAGGTAGTCTTGACGAATTGACCAGCATGATTCTTGTACCCAAAAATTGCGCTAGGCATTGTCGCATCTGAAAGAGCGATGTAGTTGTATCTGCGGGAAAGTTCCTTGCTTGCGAGCTTAATGTTGAAAGATTTGCCAGCGCCAGGGGAACCACCAAGGTAGCAGTCCATGCAATTCTCGATCAAGCGCTTCAATCGTTCAAACTGGAAGTGATATCCGGGCCGCGTCTGGGGAATCCGGACAGGGTAAATCAGGTTAGAATCCTTTACGATCACGTTAGGGATTGCAGGCTTAACAATTGTCTGTATCATCCGAATTTGCCTGATAGCTGCTTCAACGTCCCAATCACATGACTGTAATGCTTTCATGGCTTCCGTTAGGCCGCATTCGGTTTCTTGTCTGACTGCTTTGATCTTAAAGATGTTGCTAGACTCTTCAGGGACTTCTGCGGGCTTCGGTGGTTCAGTAACAGGCGTTTCTTCAGGCTTCTGAATCGGATCTTGTACTGGTGGGTACTGAGTAGTTGCTGGAGTCGCGTATGGGTTAGCTTTTTGCTTGTTAGGGTCTAGCCATTGCTTGTAATCAGCGGGTTTGTTGCAATCAGCATGGGAGTATTTTTCGAGATGTTCTACGGGAAGTTTTGTGTACCCAAATTTGGCTCCGTTGCTAGTATTTGAAGTCCAGTTCCAATCACCAACTTTGATAGGCGCATGGCATTTGTAACAGACGCGATGACCTAAACTCCTCCAGGGTTCATGGAAGAGTGTCGTATGACTGAATTGTGATTTGATGTGGGGCATTTTATTTGCATCCTCGAAGAAAAACACAAGTGGGTTTAACACTCGGCGTTACTGGTATTTTAGCCATGTCAGAGCTAGCTTTAGTTGCCAGCGCGAAGATGCCCAGTAGCGTTAGAGCTACGGCCAGCGCGAAGAACTTAAGATCGGTCATGATCTATAGTCTCATACTCGTGGTGGATCGTACCATCTAATTTAGCTTTTAAATATTAATCATGTTAAAGCACTTTGTCATAAGAAGTTCGATGTATCCTTTATATGGGGGACACGTTCGAAAGTTCGCCGCGCGGCCAGATCGAACATTCACGTATTGCCGTCTAGTTTGCCCCTAGTTAAAATCAGTGTCGCTTTTATTTGATACTCGGTCGACGGGCCGGGTCAATTAGATTTAAGTTATAAAGCTCTTTATAATGTAATGTGCTTTGTGTTATGTAGTGCTTTGTGGTTCAGAGTGCTTTGTGTTTTAAAGCGATTTAAAATGAGTTTAATTTATAGTAAATCGATTTAGTAAATCGTTTTAGTAAGGCCACCCGATCCCCCAAACCGGCACCCTCCCGTACTTTTTATTTATGTAGTGACCTCACACATGACCTCACACATATTTAGTGACCTCACACATATTTCCCTCACACATCCCCTTCGGGGAAGTACCCCTTCGGGGAAGTACAGCACGGAAAAAATGAGATTTTTCAGAATAACCCGCTTCGCGGGTTGGACCTTCGGTGGTGTAAATTGGTGTAGTACGGAAAAATAGAGAAAAATAAGAATTAATCCACTACGGATAAGCCTCTTTGGCCGCGCGAAGTGTGGATTTCTGGGCCGCTCCCGCGCCGAGTCCCGGTGAAAACACGAGGTTTAGCGAAATATTTGCTGCTTCCCTATACATAATGATACAATTCACCTTGGCCGCGCCCGAACCGGCCCCGTGAGCGGCCCCCGCGAGGATTCAAGATGAGCACAAAAGAAGAGAAATCAGAATATCAGGAAGATCCTAAGCGGGAGATTTCTCGCTTGGAGAATAACCCTCTCCGTACATTCATGGAAGCATTAAAGGGGAAAATAAATGATCCTCAAGCCCACGGAACCCCTTCCGGTTGAAAAGAAACCGTCTAAAATCATCGGCGGGATGCCAGATGGTATTGGTGTCGGGAAAAAAGTACTCGAAAGGAATACATACAAGGGTATACGCAGCAACCAAGGAATCCAAGGAGGACCGTTACAAAAAGATCCAGCGATTATCGCGATGGAATCTGCGGGACTTCAAACCACGGGCCGCGAACTCGTTCCCATCAAAGAATACGCCAAGAAAGATCCTAAAGAACTCGAGGAGCGGCCTTCAGAAGTCGCCAAAAAGACTTTTGAAGCTCACGGCCTGAATTTCGTCTATGTAGCAACTAAAATTCACGAAATTATGGACGGTGGAGAGCCTAAAACTCAACTCCAAGCCCTCGACATGGTGAACAAGATTCTCTTGAAGACCGAAGAAGAGGCCGACGAGATGAAAAAGCTCATAGAAGCGGCCAGAACTCCTTCCGTGGTCATAAATATCACCTCCCCCTACTCACCAGATGCGAAAAGCAACCTGGATATCTTAATTCCTAGTTAAGGATAATAAATCATGCCCGAATCCGCCCAAAACTCCAGCGCGGCCCCTTCACCCGCTCTAGATGATAACCGCGAACGCTTCTACACCCTCGTATACCGGAGGGGCGCTCAAGTAAAAGAGAAGAACTTTCCCTTCGCGGGTAAACTTGATGGTGCAATAGCTCGTGGCCGCGAACACTGTAAGAAGATGAAGACCATCCGCTTCGTGGTAGTTCGACCTTTCATCGTAGACCTAGACTACCAGGAAGAGGTTTATGCCATCTCTGGACGATCTCCTGATGATCAGGAATACGCTTAACTAAGTTCCTCCACTAACGTTCCGGTGAAGTGGAGAATAAAATCCCCTGGCGCTCGAGTATCCCTCTTTCCTCGCGCCGGGGGATTCTTATTTTAGTTGGGCTATTTCTCCCCTACGGTCTGGGGAGTTTCTCCTAGTAGGTAAGAGAGGGAGATTCTAATTTTTTGGGTTCCTGAATCTCCCTCTCGGGCCGCCCCCGCTTAGTGTCAGTTACGAGGGTCCGACCCCCGGAGCGGCCAAAAACCAAGTTTCCACTCAAAAGATGGATCTAAACCTCGAATTTCAAACACCTGAGCAGGAAGAGTTCTTCTATTCTAAGGCCCGTAATAACTGCTTCTCCGGGGGTTTCGGTAACGGTAAATCCTGGGTAGGTTGTGCGCGCCAGTTCATGATGCTGGCCTCTTTCCCCGGTTACGTTTCCTTGATCGGACGTGAGTTTTACTCCGACCTTCGTGATACCACGATGAAGACCTTCTTCAAGATCTGTCCTGAAGAGTTCATCCTCGGTCATAACGTAAATGCAGGCATTACCCTCCTCAAGAACGGATCTCGAATCCTCTGGAAGCATCTGGATGCATTTAATGAACAGTCCATGCGTGGATTAGAAATTAATTCCGCACTTCTAGACCAAGCAGAAGAGATTCAAGAGTCAGTTTTTCTAATTCTCGACTCCCGCATCGGGAGGTGGGACCAGGCGCTCATCCCCGTTCCCCTCCTCGCGGCCCATAAAGAGAAAACAGGCGAAGCCTGGCCGCTCACCCCCCTGAACAAGCCCCGCGTCCCTAATTTCTTAGACATTCTAGTAAATCCTGACACCACTTATCACTGGGTCTACAAGAAATTCCATCCCAAATCCCCCATCAAAGAACCAGGATACTTCTGGATTCACTCCAAAACAGTTGACAAGTTAAATGATCCCGCCACTATCGCCCAGATGCTCAAGCGTGATCCTGAATGGATCGCCAAGTATTATGAGGGCGAATGGGGAACTTCCTCCGCACAAATCCATTACATGGATAAAGCCTCGATCATAGATCTAACCCATGATGAGGCTAAAGAGTTCTTGAGTACCATCAGGAATAAGGCCGCTCTCTACCGCTCCTTTGATCACGGCGAGATCTCCCCTTCGTGTTGTTTGTGGGTTGCTTTCTACAAAGGCGTGTACATCTTCTACCGGGAATATTACGCCCCGAATTTAGTGATCTCCGATCATAGGAGAAATATAGCTGACCTTAGCGAAGGCGAAACTTACATGGGTAATTATTCTGACCCAAGCATGTTCAAGAAGAGCACCCAAAAGAATGGGGCGTTCTGGACTGTCGCGGATGAGTACATGACCGCTGACATCAAACAACCACCCATTTACTGGGAGCCAGCGGATAATAACGAGTTCGCTACACGTAACAGGATCTCTGAGTTACTTGCTAAGGGTGACGAATACCGCAATCCCGTTACGGGAGTTAGTCCTGCCCCCGGAATATTCTTCATTAAAAAATCCTCCGAGCATAATCTTGGCTGCTCCCACGCAGTAGACCAGTTACTCGCGCAGCGCCGGGAAAAGCTGGGGGAGGAGAGCGGCCAAACCGTCTTCTCAGATGAACGAGACGAGAACGTCCCTGACCATGCGTATGATCCCATCCGGTATTTTGTAGCAATGCACTCTAAGGGATACGTGATCCAGAAGAAGAATATTCCCGTTAGATCCTTCAAAGCGTTTGAGAAGTACGACATGGCCCGGAGAGTAGTACGTCACAAATCGAACAACTACACAGCCCGTTGGTAGGAGTATTTATGCCACTCAAAAAGGGTTCATTCCAGAAGACCATCTCTTCTAACATCCGTACTGAAATTGCTCATGGAAAAAGCCAAGCCCAGAGTGTAGCGATTGCACTAAGTAAAGCTGGTAAAGGAAAGTCCAAGAAATAGCCTCTTGGCCGCTCCCGGCTTACCGTCAGTTACGAGGGTCCGTCAGTTACGAGGGTCTCACCCCCGAGGGGTCAAGAAATCTAATCGATGCCCGAAACCAGTTACTGGACTAAACGAATCCGTGAGGCGAACCACCACTATGAAGAGTGGGCCGCCGAGTTTCTTTGCACCACCTTGGAGGATTACTACAGGGGGAAACAGTGGAATACCCCGAGCGGATACGGGTTAGCGGCCCGTCCGTACACCCTGAATCTCGTTTACTCCACGATCAAGATCAAGCTCGCGAATTACTTAGTAAACACCCCTTACATCATAGTTGCGCCTAAGGCCGTAGACGCGAACTTCAACTTAGAATCCGCCATCGTGAGTGCCCAGCGTAAAGAGGCGTTTGTAAATACCCTTATTCAAGATCCAAAGAACAAGTTCCCCTTCTTCGTGAAGAAGGCCATACGTGACTCCTTCTTTAGATTCGGAATCATAGAAGTCGCTTACTCGGCATCTTTCATCGAGAATCCTAAAGCCGCGCGCCCCGAGTGGCGGGAGGGCGAGAGCGGCCCAGAAGCGAAGTTAGAATCTAAACCTGAGATGCTCACCGAGGAAGAGGCCCTCTATTTTAGACGCATCTCCCCAAAGAGATTCCGTGTCTCCGAGCGTAGCGAAGATACTCTTCAAGCCTGTGACTGGTACGGATATTACGATTTCGCCCACAAGAATGACTTCTATAAGGCCGTAGACAAGAAAGAGGACATCTCCACAAGTTCGTACTCAGAGTCTTCCCACCGCGAAGCGGGTGAGGAAAATGACACCAAGATCCACGACTCAGTTAAGTTCTGGAAGGTCTGGGACAACCGTTCACGCAAGAAGTTAATTATCTTGGACTCCGATGGGGAGGTATATTTCGAGGAGAAGTTCGACCGCTCCCCCCTCATCGACTTCCGGTGGGATCTAGATATTGAAGGATACTATCCTATTCCCCCCGTGTACCACTGGTTGTCCCAACAGGATGAGATTAATGATACTAGAGAGCAAGCTAGGAACCACCGCAAGAGATTCATCCGTAAATTCCAAGTCCCCAAAAATGTACTCTCTACGGAGGAAATGGAGAAGTTTAATTACGGTCCTGACGGATCTCTTATTTTTCTTGAGCGTTCTGATCCAGGTATTATTCCCATTCAAAATGCTGATCTTGGTGCACAAGCTACTCAGAGTCTTGTAACTTCCCGTGAAGATTTCAATATCATCAGTGGCACATCAGCGGAAGCTCGAGGCGTTGCAGATCGCCAAACTGCAACTCAGGCTCGAATCATTGATGATCGAACTAACATCAGGGAAACCGCTGATACCGAAGACATTAATGAATTCATTACGCGAATCGCTCGAAATGCTATCCTTACTGGAGGAGAACGACTCACGCTTCCACTGATGGTGGAAACCCCTGATACCAAGACTCAGATGTATCAGGAAGTAGGGCCGCAAAATGAGTATAAAGTTCTGAACCCGGCGGATCTGGATGATGGGTACGATTTTAAGCTGATTGTAGATGTAAGTAGTACGAGTCCGGCCCAGAATGAAGTTGAGAAGCGTAAATTCATCGAGTTCGTCTCCATGCTCAAGAACTTCCCTGAACTCTCTTTAAGCCCTCTGCTCATCCGTGAAACGGCTTATAAGATCGGTTATCGTAACGAGCGCGTTATTAGGGAGATTCAAAACGCGGCCCTTCTCCAAATGATGGCCGCGCAGGCCCAGGGCGGACCCCCCGGCGCGGCCCAAAATCCCGGTACTGGTGAACCCCAACGAGTTACGGAAGCTAACACTCCTCCCACTCAAGATGATACTAACAATCAACTGAACAACCAGTTGCTCCAATAGAAAGAGAAACTCATGCCAGACGTAATCGTACCTCCAGTTCCCCATGGAGTCGTAGACCCGGATAATCTGTACAATGATGGATATAAAGAGCTACCACCTCTTAGGTGGGATGATCTTACCTTCCAGGACTCCCTA